TATTCTAGTAATCGTATTTGTGGTTGCCATAAACTTATATGTTTATTACATTATCGTTGCTTAAACGAACTGTAATTGTTTTTTTAATTAAATTCTTATTTTTTTGTCTTGCTACTTCAAAATCTTTTTCACTTACTGTGCAAGCATAGTATATTCCATCTATCTTAATCCAAGTGAATGGACTTGTAATTAATTGCTCAAAGTATTGACTCATTTCATCTGTCATCCAATTGGTATTCAATTCGTAATCTTTGGTTACACTTACGTTTGATATTGTGTTACCTCTACCGTTGATATCGTATGCATCTAAATAATTTTCTTGAGATAGAGTATAGTTAACAACTTGTTTAAACATCTCTCTTTCAACTCCACCTTTTACATAAGCTCTCAATTGGAATGCATATGAAACAATACTTCCCATTCTATCCATAAATGCAATTTCATAATTCTCAATCTTGGTACGTGTATCAATATCAATTTTATAAAGCTTTGTTAATGGAAAACCTGAATCATCACTTATCCAAAATTGGTAATAGTTTGCATCACAATCAATACCTAATTGATTTGGACCAGCTGCTACTTGCATAACTTTATTTGTTCCACTTATTGTTTCTGATTCTCCAGTTACTCCTTTATCTGTTATGAAACTTATTTTTAATGGGTTTGAATCTTCATTATAAAAATCTAACCACATATCTTGTGATGTTGTCATTGAAAATCCTGTTAATGGTAAATCAGTTAAAAACTTAGGTTGTAAATCTCTACTTGAACCAGTATCATCAACTACTGTATAGTTATTCGCTTTCCAGTTTATGAAATCCATCCAACTTCTTGCTCCATTGAATGCTGTTAATCCAGACACATATACGTTATTAGGGAATGAAGTCTTTCTATTATCAGCATATGCTGTTGTTCCTGTTGTACTATAGTTGGTTCCATTCACAAATGGCAAGTCAATTATAATAGAATAATCACCATTAACTTCAAGAACTGTATGTAAACCATTAACTGAATCAGTATTTGAGTTTGATGTTACAACAATTTGGTCATTTACTTGATATGTATGAGCAATAAGGTTTGTTTGGAATAGATTTGTATAACCAGAATATGGACTACCAGGCGTTCCTGAATATGATTCAATATGATTGAATCTCCATTCGCTTCCATATTCACCACCGAATCCAACTTTGAAATTAATATATGAATTTGTTGCATCATCATCAACCAATAATGTTGGGTCAAAATCAACTGTTAATGCATTAGAAACTATTTTGCTAAGGTCAATATAACCTGAATAATCTAATTGAGGTGCTACATTAAATTTACCTATTAAATCATTTGTATCTTCATTATATAAATTAACAAGATATCTAAATGATGGTTCAGTTGCATAGTTTGATGTGAATCTAAATGTAATTGGGTTATATGCTGGTGTTAATGATTGAGGTTGATTGGTTACTTCAACTTGTGTTGGTATATTTGCACCATTAATTCTAATTATTAAATAACCAGGAATATCAAATAAATATGATGGGTCAACAACAATCAAATCTGCATCATCATAAGTATAAGCAACTGTAATAACATTACCTGTTTGTGAATAAACGATTGCATCATTCTTATTCCAGAATGATAAGTTATCAAATGTTCTTTGTTGTGTTTGTAATGATGTTCCAGATATTTGAATATTATATTGGTCTTCATAAACGTTTGTATTTTGGTATTGAGTAAAGTTACCACCAACGATAAATTTATCACCATCAACCAACAAACAATTAATACCATACATAGGGCCTAACGACTCACGTAATTCTCCATCAGGGCTAATTGCACCATTGATTGGATTTACTACCATCATTTGTGGTACGGCATATGTACCACCACTATATGAGAAAAAGTTACCAACAACTACAAGATTACCAGCAGCGTTGAATGCTAGGTCATTTACTTTTGAATCTAAACCAACTCCAACATCAAATGTCGCATCATAAATACCAGATGAATCTAATTTACCTAATTTATATTGAGTTATAGAACCACCAATTTCTTGGAAATTACCCGCAATAAATATACTATCATCAGGTGCAACAAGAACCTTGGTAATTTCATAATTACCAGTTGGTGATAAATCAACTCCTGTTGGCGATGTATTAAATGAACCATTGGTATTTAATCTAACAATATTTTCAACACCATTATTATTATAAAAAACAAAATCACCACCAACAATTATTTTACCAGTTGATTGGAAATCTATACTTCTTGGAATAGCTGGATTACTACCATTTGTAAATCCTTGGTTTACTCCGCTAAATGATACATCTTTTGAACCATCAGTATTTAATCTAATAAGACCTTTAGCATTTACGGTTCCACCACTTATTGATGAGAATGTTGTAAATACACCACCAACAAGAAGTTTACCATTAGGGTCAAGTTTAACAACAGTAACTACATTATTAAAACCAATACCATTTAAATAAGATGTGTCAAGAATACCATTAGCATTTAATCTTTGAAGATATGCTTTACCACCAATGGTATCATAACCACCAACATAAATTTTATCATTTGAATCGATATCAATTGTATATACAATAGTTGAATAATCTGGTGGTGTAAATGTTGAATCAAGACTAAAGTCAGCATTCAATCTACATATACCTCTTGAAGATAAAGTTACACCTTGATACTTGGTGAATCCACCACTAACAATATATTTACCTGTTGATTGTTTTTTAATTTGTTGAACTGGTTGGTCAAAACCTAATGCAATAATATTATTATCATTTATATTTGGTGTAATATTATCATTGAATGACATCAAGTATTTATTGGTGCTACTACTTCCAGTTAAAAATGTTTTATCAACAGTATCAACAGTACCTGTATAAGATGTTCCAGTATATGTTACCGCATTTCCATTGTTAAGTATTTTATAACTGAAGCTTGTATTATCAAGTTGATTTTGTAAGAACTCAAGAGTTATATTTAATGTTTTAGTTGCCATCGTTTAATTTTTTATATTATTGTTTTTATTCTGGTTATATTAGTTATAGCTCTGCATTGGTATCTGGTTGATATAATGTTTCTTAATTTGCATACAAGCATAACGTGCCGCATCCAAATAATCATCCCATAACTTTATTGGTTCATCAGTTATCTTACCTTTAATCTTTTTGTACATATAATTCTGATATTCTTTTTTTAAATCTTCATCTTTTTCGTTGGCGAATACTTTAAATCTTCTCATACAATCAATACCTGGTTGCACCGACTTATCAGCTTTCATTACATTGAAATCAGCTGTTCTTAATTCTTCCATAATTTCTGGTCGTGCAAAATCACACATCATATCAACGATTTCATCGAGCCCAAGTTCTTTGAATCTCTCAGCGGTCTTTAGACCTGTCAATCCAGATTCATACAGCACGGGCTCAATATATATTTCGTTTTCCTGTGTGTAGTATACCTTGACAACAGCAGTATTGTGAATATAGCCAAAATCGACACCAATAACATAATCAACAAATCTTTCTGGTCTTTCACCAGTTATCCAATTCCATTGAGTATAGATACATTGTCTTGTGGTTGCTCTTTCACCTAACGCATAGATTGTGTACAATGCTTCATCAGTTTCAATAAGGTCTTCTATTTCTTTTACTTGTTCCGCTGGCAAAAATGGATTATCTTTGTATGTTGTTTTGATTAGAACTTGATTATCTTGTGGTAGGTTATATATCCAGCTATCAGCATCAGATGGATTGAAATCAACAATAAACTTTGATGTACATCTTATATTTAATTGAAAGAAATCATCATACCATAACTCGTTGGCCTCGTTGGCCCATACAATGGTTGATGATAAACCTCTAAGCTTTTGCTCATCGTCAGCACCTAAGAATTTAACCGTGCTACCATTTTCAAAGGTATATTTGCTTTCGGTCTTGTTGTGGCGTTTAACGTTATATATGTTTAATTCTTTCATAACCTTGAAGAAATCTTTCATCACAGTATCTCTTGTAGTTGCCATTGCCTTACGTACTATAGCTATTTCAACATTCTTATTTTTCAATGCATAGATTATCATTAACTGACAAAGGCTCCACGTTTTTCCACTACGTGAGCCCCCTTGATTAATAATGAATCTTTTATTGGTATTGAACAATGCTTCATAGTTTTTCTCAAACGTTTCGGTTGCTTCTATATTCATATGCAGATTTTTGATTCGTTATTTAAAAGTAAATAAGATTCTAAATTACTTTTTACTTTTGTTTATATTGATGGTAATTTCTTGTGGTGTTTCATTGATGTTATCAATTTCAATCTTTTGCGTATGGTTATCAAACCCACCAATTTTTGCCAAGGTATTTATCGCTGCAATAATACTTTTGTAATCTTTTTTGTTAATGACTCTTCCTTCATTATTATATTCAACAGCATCATAAGGTTTAAGCTCATATATAATCGATTTAAGCTCCGATACCAAAAATCCTAGGTCAATGTTCTCTCTATTACGTATTGCTAGCTTACGAAGCTCTATTTCACTTTTAACATTATCCTTTGCGAGTAGCTTAGCTGCAGCCACACGTGCTGTTTCTTCAGTACAATCTGGTTTTGCCATACGATAAGCTTGGGTTCCATTAAATCCATTACTAAACCATATACTTATAAAATTAAGTTCTAGGTCAGTCAATGCATTTTTATCTTTTTTCTTTTGACTCATTACTTTATTCCTTTATATTTTTTTGGTTTGGTTTCGATTTTAAATAAATGCGAAAATCCATTCTCGTAAAAGAATGGATATTCTGATTCATTATTTATGTCTGAATCAAACGTTATTGTTATATTTTTGGTTGGATGTTTAGCTTGAATCTTAACACCAACATATTGTTCTTTAAGTTTTAACATAATCATTTTTTTATATTATTGTTTTTCTTCCAACTTTGATAGTAATCATTGATATCTTTTTTAAGTTCTCTGATGTATAAACAACCATAATCTTTATTTACTCTTAGATGTTTTGCTAGTGCTGTTCCTTTGGTTATATTCTTTTTAAAATAGCAATCAAAGATTATTTGTTTTTGTTTATTTATTTCTTGGTCCCTATATAGTTGTAAGATACATTTTTTTTCATCATACCATTTCTCTATTTCAATCTTCTGTTCTAGTTCTAATTCTAAATCTGAATCACTATATGTTTTGGTTATTGGTTTTCCATTGATATCTTGGTCATCTTTTTCTTCATCCGTATTATAGAATGTTTCTGTATTATTAACTATTTCTTGTTTGCAAAGTTGAGAGTTGTTCCAAATGATATTCATATTTACAAAGTTAACAGCCATCTTTTCTAATTCTTTGGTTGTGTTTATCTTTTCAATGTTTTTTATTATATGCAAGTAACCTTCGTTGATTGCAGCGTGTGTATCTATCTTTTTATTATTTTTGTAGGATACACCTTTGACTATTTTTTCGAGCATTGGTATCATATTTACAAAGTACTCATCAACTTCTTTTTTATTCATTTTCTTTAGGATAGTTTTCATACCAAGATTTAAAGTCATTTGATATTGCTTTTCTGGCCGTAGATGAACAAAAACAATTGCTTACTCTTGTACCATCAATAGATTCTTTTATGTTATTTAAAAGCGTTAATGCTGTTTTATCGGTTCTTCCCAATAATTCTTCTATTTCTTTTCTTTGTTCTGGTGTCATTTGTTTATTTTGTATATTTAATTAATTGTAATTGTATTGTTTGTTGATAATATTCATTGATAAAATATAACCACCACATTGTTTCTTCATCTTCGGTTGAATCAGTTATCTTTTTCATTTTCTTGTAATATTGATTATATTTCTTTGTTACAAGTTTTGCTAGTTCAAATTCATCTTCTTTGATGGCTTCTTGATGAAGATTAGCTAATATAACTACGTATATCTCAAATCTTTCGTATTCATTGTTTCTAGGGTCCAAAACAATCTTTTCTTCAACTCTACAACAAGATGTGAAAGCTGATAAAGCCGAAGGCCCACAATTTGTGAGCACTTCAATTAGTTTAAGTTTATTTGTTATCATTTGTTGTTCTTGTTATTATTTTATGTAATTTTTTTTGGCTAGCGTCTAATTTTTTGATTAGTTTCATTATAGATTTTAGATTTTCATCTTCAATTTGTTCTATGTCTTTGTGTTTCATTGTGTTAATTATACTATATTTTATGTTATTGTCAAGTTATTTTTATTAAAATGGTAACCAATCTTCATCTTCTTCTTCCATTTTTGCTTTATAATCCATTAAAGGTTTGAATATGCTTTTTGCTTCTTCTGTTTCAAATCTTTCTGCTAAATGATAAGGTAATAAGTAAACAGGTTTTAATTTAGTTGTTTCATCATAATCATTTTCTTGTAATTCTCTCATTGCAATTTGTATGGTTGAAAAATCTATTTCATCTAAATTCCATACAAAGGTCATATTATCATCAAAGAAATTAATATAAGAAAGTTTAGAACCAGGTATCTTTGATTGAAGCTTTCTTAGTTTATCATACTTATCAGTCTGTAAATACCAATCATTGAAAGCGGTGCTATTATATTTTCTTATTTTAATTTCACCAATGTAATTTTCTTTCTTTCTGGTATAAGATACATCCCAAGTACTATATTCAGATTTTGATTCTTTTTTAAATTTGAATTCTGGGTTTTCTAATGCGAATGCTTTGAAGATTTCTCTTCCTTTTTTATCATCCTGTTGAAATTGTGTTGTTGTCATTTGTTTATTGGTTTAATTTATTGTTATCGTATACTAATAAATAGTCTAGGTTTATCAAAACGCCTGGATTTTAGTAAAATAAATTAAAAAAAATTTGCATATATCAATAAAAAGTCGTATTTTTGCATAAAAAATACGGTTTATGGAAGAAAAAAAAATTAAGAAATTAGGTACAGAAAAAAAATTTAAACATAAATGTGGTAAGATAATAACTGGAACCGTAGATAAAACTAATTGTCGTGCTGCTTATGTTCGTCTTGAGACGTGGGTTACTGTAGAAGAAAGTCTTGAGACTTCAATAGAAGCCATTAGAAGACGTTTAATTGCAAATATGTATTCTGTATCCCATACTTATTTTGAAGGTCTTAAATCAACTCTAATTGATTATCAATATAATTTAACCAAGGGTTATGATAAATCTGGAAAGAAATCTTTCATAAGTATTGAGATTACACTTTTGGCAAAAGATAAATTTGATTGGAATGAAGATTTTATCTTCAATTGTGAAGCCTTCGGTGATACACTTTTTTGTCTTCTTGAGACACTATCTAATAAATTTAGTATGAGTGTTAGTAAAAAATAAAAAAGAGGCTTATAGCCTCTTATTTTTTGTTTGGTCGTTTTTGTTCTTTAACCCTTTTGAATTTGATATGGTTGGTTGTTTGTTCTACTTTAAATAGTTCTTGTAGTTTCTTTATTGCATTGTCGTGTTGCTCTGCAACAGCTTGTCTGCTTATATTGAGATTAACTGCTATTTCATCTAATGTCATTTCTTGCGTATAACGCATTATTATTATCTTTTGCCATTGGTCCTTCAATTGAGTTATATGTTTCTTTAGAAGAGCTCTAACGAGTTCCTGTTGGTCATCCGTTGATGTATCTTCTTCTTCCATTGATATTGTTTCTGATATGTTATAACCATCTTCAACTTGAATATCCATTGATATTGTTTTTGCTAACTCTTCACCTTCGGTGCGGTTGATGTGATGTATTAATTTTGCTGAAGGTTTTACGGTACGTATTGAATCAGTAAGATAGTTTAGCATTGAACCTCGTATATAACTAATAAGATAAGAATGTAAGGTGCCTTCGGCTTCATTGAAGTTGATATAAGCTTTCCATATTGATATAGATGCTACTTGTATTAATTCTTCTTTGATATAATCATCTGTAGTTAAGGTTGAAGCTACTTTAATCATATATCTACGATATTGTTTTAATAAATCTTCAATTGATAATTGTTTTTCAGTTGATGTGTTTGTTTTCATATTGATATTTGTTTGTTTATAAATATACTACAAAGATAAAAAAAAACAAATTATTTTTTTAAACTATCATATATTGAATGGAACACCCAAGTGTTCCAATTCAATTAATATATTTATCACACATCCTCACGGAGTGATATAATACTTATAAAGTATATCTACACAAAATGTGTAATAGAGTACTACACAAAATGTGTAATAGAGTACTACACAAAATGTATAGTATGTACTACACAAAATGTGTAATAGGTTAAATCATCTCAACTATAGATAAACATCAACTATAGAGAAAATCTATTATAAAAATTATTTCAATCAAAAAAAAGAATTAAAAAAAACTTGTATTTTATGAAACTATTAGTATCTTTGCATATATTTAATAATGAGTGACGAATCTAGATTACTGGGTAGCACACTTCAACGAGAGAAAACTCAGCTTCAAATCCTTCTTCCAGACTAACGGGTGGTGCCGAGTCTGGGCTCTTTAGAAGTAAACTAAAGAAAACATCAATGACCACTTGATGAAACCAAAATAATAAAGAGATAAAAAAATAAAAAAAATGAAAAACAAAATCGTTTATCGTAAAGAACGTAAAGAAGATAATACTCAATTATTTATACGTTCAATTCCAAAATCAATTATAGAAGATACTAATCTTTCTGGTAATGCACTTAGACTTATTTTATCAATCTTAGGTGATAATGATGAAAACTTCAATCTAAGTGAAACAACTTATTGTAACCGTTTACAATGGTCAACAACTACTTTCTATAGAGCTATAGATGATTTAATTAAATGTGGTTATGTTAAAAGAACATTAATCGCTGATGATAAAGTAATACCTGGTATTAAAAAAGCTGGTTCAAAAAAGAAAGTTTATTTCTATACGATAAGTGAATATGGTAATCTTAAGAAAGAAACACCATCACCAACTCAAGAAGAAGAAGTAAAAGTTACAACACCAACCAAAAAAAATAGTCTAGAGACATCTACAATATTAAAATCATTTAATGATGTATTAATTAATACAACATTTAAAGTAGATACTGAGAAATTACAAAAATATATTGGTGAAGCATATAAAAGTAATAAATTAAATAGTGTTGAACAACTTTCAACTAAAAATATTATAAAGGTTATTACTAAATTTAAAATAAATGAAATTGAAACTGAAAGCACCTCAATTGATGAAATGAAAGAAATGGTAGAAGAACGTTCAAATGGTTTAACAAAAGACAATAAAGCAGCTATATTAGCTAGAATAATTAAAAGATATAAAGAAGAACCAACGATGACTAAAAGTCAAATAGCTGGTAAGATATTATCATTTAAAACAGAATATAGAAAACCAGTAACTGGTAACCAAGATTAATTATGAAAAAACAAAAATTATACACAGAAATAGGTAATATGAAAAATAATCATATATTATACCTAATAAAACTAAACAATGAAATAGAATCTTTTTGTAAGATTGGTGTTACATCAAAATCAATTCAAGAAAGATTAGATTGGATTGATGAATATGATATTGAAATCATTTCTATGATAACGTCTGATGGTTATACTATAAGAGGATTAGAAAGTATTCTTAAAGAAAAAATTTTAGAGTTTAATAAACATTATAAACCAATATGTAAAATAGCTGGTTATACAGAATGTTATGATATTGATTATCTTCAAACAATCAAATCAGCATTTACTTACTTAGAAAAAACATTATCTAAAGATATTGTTAAAGATATTGTTAAAGTAACACCAAAAGAAAAGTCATCATTTGAACATTTAGGTGATGATTTCCAAAGAAAAGTAATTGCAAATATTATTAATGATAAAGATTTTGCTGAAAAAATAATATCTATATTAAACCCTAATTATTTTAGTAATGAAGATTTAAAAGAAATTTTTGAGTGTATTAAATGGCATAAAGATAATCAAAATATTTTTTTAGATTATATTGAATTAGAACAAATTTTATGGGATGTTAGACAAAGTGAATATTGGATAAAAATTAAATGTTGGGAGTTAAGACAAATTAGAAGTATAAATCTAATTGATACATTGATAATTCAAGAAACAGCCTTACAATTTTGTAAACAACAAGAATTATTAAAAGCTATAACCGAAGTGCAAAAAATAATTAGTAGAGGTAAACTTGAAGATTATGAAGTATGTGAACGTATTTTAAAACATACATTAGAACTATAAGTTTTGTCTATGATAAAAAAAGTTTCATATTATTTATTTATATTGCGACTTTTACTTATCATAAATAATATTTATAATAAAGAACAATAGATGTGACAATCTAAATCACCCAAGTTAGTGGTTTTTCTTGGGTGGCCCGAAAGGGTTAAACTAAAACCACAAAATAATAATAAAATAAAACACAACAAAACAATGAAAAAATTATTATCTCAAAAAGACCTAACACCACAAGATAAACTTGTTATCATAGTTATAAATGATAATCTTATGTTTGGTGAATGTAAACTAACATCAAATGAAATTGGTGCACTATCTGGACTTTCAAGAAAGAAAGTAGTTGATACTTTAGATAAACTATGTGAGATGGATATGATTCAATGTACTGTAAATGGTCAATTCCGTTCCAGAACCACAAAACCAACTGAAAGATTACTCAACCTTATAAAAGAATAAATATGAAAACAATTACCATAATAGCCTTGGCCATTTTATTCAGCTTAATGAGTTGCTCGGTTGATGATAACCCAATAAATACAACTAATTCAATCGACCCAGATGAAGTAACATTTACAAGTCATATTTGTAAAATAGTTTATGAAAACCCTTGGGGAAATCATTCTATGAATGTAAGAATTGATGGTCATTCAATATTAACAAATCAAGCAACATCATATGAAATAACATTAAATTCTGGACAAAATTTTTCAGGTGTAGTTTATGATTATGTAGATTATTATCATCCAATGATAGCAATATATGTTGATGGTGTTTTAATGAAACGAAGTGAAACACTTATTGATTACATTATACCATAAATAATTAAAGGGACCATTTAGGTCCCTTTTTTGTTTTCGGTTGCGGAAAATGGGAGTCGAACCCAATATTACTAGCTTATGAGACTAAGGTGATTATCCGTTTCACTCTTCCGCAATATGAAAGTTAATATTGTTCAAATCAAACCAATCACGTATCTTAGCACAATACATATATTCTTCAATATCTTCGAAATTTTCTTTTAATTCCAACAAACGATAAACCAACACCAAAGAATATAATTCGTTGCTTAAAAGGTCTGCAAATGCTTCATAACCCATATCTAAGATATTATCTAGGTTATATTCTCTATAATTTCGTTTTGAAGGAACCATCTCATCAATAGTTTAATATCTTTTATAATCAGCATACATTATGCCAGCACCCATCAACACAATCAATACCCACCACCAAGGCCAAGTAGTTTCAGTTTCAACATCTTTTTCATCAGCAACATAATCAACCTTGCTTTCAGTTACACTTGTTTTCGTAGCTTTTAAGACATCATTTTTTGTTTTTGATATACTGATACCATTTTTAACTTTTGATGTCTTAAATCTAACGTTTTGATACTTATTATTTGTTCTATCAACAATCATTATCTTTGTACTATCGATAGGTTCATATTCTTCAACCCACGATACTGTAGTATCTTTTATTTCACTAATTTCAATTGATTGTTTGCTAATTGAATCTTTGGTGATAGATTTTTCTTCTATAGCGATATCAACGCTAGTTTTGGTTACCTTACGTGTTCCACAAGATATAACCACTAATAAGAAGATTAATAATATTTTTTTCATTATATGTTTATTTTGGTTGTTACACCATTGATTAGGATGATATAGATACCTGGTCTTAATGTTGAGATATCTTTTTGATTGCTAATAAAATTACCATAAATATCATAAATCTTTATTTGTTCATCAGTAATGATTTCTTTGTTTATAATAGTTAATGGTTGAACTGTATACGTTTGTAATAAATCATTAAAACCTTCAGTAGTCCACGTATTCAAGTTTGATGTTTGAATTGAATATAGCTTATTGCTATTCAATGGGTCTGGTAAGTTAAGATATAATTTATATTGTCCAACAGGTAATCCTAATGTTGCTAAATTAATAGTAATATTATAGTTTGTTGAAACGCATCTTTTAATATTTATATCGGCCACATAAGAATAATTAACATTGGTTGTTGTATTCTTACAAACCAAAATACCTTTTCTATCTTTAAATAAATTAGAATATCCATAATTACCCATATTAATTGTAAGAATACCATTGGTAATATTCGAACTATTCAATCTTAAATTATAACCCAAGCTTTTTTGCATAGTTGTTTTACAACCATTGGTTTGCCAGTTGGTGATAACTTGTGGAAAATAATCTTTGTTAATTAAACTCCAATTAAATTTATTCATTTCAACCATAGCATTAGCACAATCAGTTCTTGGTGCATTTAACATATTAGTTTCACCAGTCACTGGATTGTTTACCGTGCTAGCTTGCCAATAAGTTATATCAGTAGCACTTGGTGCTGATTGTGAACCACTAACAACAAATGTACCGCTATCACCATATGTTCCTAAAAAACTATCGTTATAGAAGCCTATTCTACCAACGTATGTATTTCCATACATTTTTTGTTTAGCGTAGATATATCTAACTTGTAAAGGAACTTCAATAGGAAAGTTATTTATCATATAATCCATAATCTCTTTTCTATTGGCCCATTGTGTAGCAGTTAGCACGGTGTAGTTACCATCACCAAATTCTGATGAACCAGTATAGTACCATTCACCATATTTACCAATAAAACCAGCTTGTATTGATACTATTACATCTTTATTTAGATTCAACACAGATACCAATTGTTTCATATGAGCAAGTATCTGAAGTTTTGTTGGTTGAAATACTATATAAGAACTTGATGACGTATATGTAAATCTAACAATTACCTTGGCACCAGCTCTTCTTATTCTATTGAAATCAGTTTGCATATTAGCTAAATAAGTAGAAGTGATTGGAATACCAGTGATAAAGTCTCTTAAAAAGAATTGTCTTTGTATTACTGTAATATTTTCAGATGTTCTATAACCAGATATAGTAGATTGTGTAAGTAAGTTATACCCACCAGATGAACCAGTTGAAGTATAATGATAAAATCCTTTTTCTGGATTAGATATAACCGAAGGATTAGCTTGATAGGTTATAGATTGAGCGATTGATATTGATGTAATAAACATCAATAAGATTAATAAAACTTTTTTCATATATTTTTTTTAGATTTTTGTTAGTTGAAAATGCATTCCATCTTTTCTGGTCCAAGTCCCACCCCAGTCAAAACCAGCATCAGTAAAACACTTAACGAAGCCTGGTGTTAGTTTAGGTGTTTGGTTAAGACCATTCTCAAATGCGTTTACATCAATTGCAATACCCCAAGAATGCAATGAATGACTTGTAAGACCTCTTTTTTTTCTTATATTGAAACATCCATCCCAAGTCTTTAATTCTTTCACTAAACCTGTTGAAATTAGATTTGTAAAAGCTTTTGTCAAAGGACCAATCATTGCTCTGTTGCAATACAATCTTTTAGGTATAACTCCTATTTCTAATTCTGTAGGTATATCCCACATAACCATATAAGTTCCTTCATCGTGAGTTGTTAATGGGTCACCCCATTTATCGAAACATTGTTTACTTGTTACCATATTTTAAAACATTTAATTTTTGTTATTGTGTTGGTTCTTCTTTTTTATCATCTTCAATTATTTCACCCAAGTCTTTTTTAAGTTCTTTTCCTTTTGCGAATAGTTCTTTAAAGTGAATCCAAATACTTCTATTTCCCAATTTCATTGATGTTTCATCTAATGATTTTAATTCAATATAACAAAATAATAAAGTCATTGCTTTAGCCATAAGCAGTTTTACACCAAACATAGAACCATCAAAAATATATTTATCTAATAAGAATACTAATAGAATAGCACCCATATAAAAAAATGTTTTAACAACTACGTTAAATAATTTGTTTGAACGAAATGATTTGATACCATTCAATTTAATTGTCATATAGATAGCTAAAGCTGTATCTGCGAGCACGAAAAGACCTATAGTTACGATAAAGGCTTTGATTGGTGCTAGTATAGTTAAAAGGGTTATAAATATAGCCAAAATGTATTCTTTCATAGTTAATTTGTTTGTATAAAAAACTGTTTTTTCCATCAATGTTTGATATTTGATTTTAATTATTTTAAAGAACCGCCTTTTTTGTATCTTTTATTGGTTTTAACCAAGATATTATATACTGCGGCACCTACACTTGGTGACTTACCAACATCCCAACTACCCCATTTACTATCACCTTGAGTTTTAGTAGAAGCAACACCTTGAAAAATAGATGTGAACTCTGAAAAGTTAACATCATAATAAGTATATAAATCACCACTATTGAATTTTATAACCATTTCATTGGTTTCATCATTATACATTATCTTATTAACATTTGAACTATTTGGACTTGAACGCCATACTTTAAGTTCAACAGAATTTTTTTGTTCTAAGTTCTTAGCTATGATATTTCTTAATACATCCATAGTAGTCAATTTAACTAATTTACCAATACCTTTTAATTGGTCTATAACGTCTTTATTATTATCATAATGTTTAGATATACCTAACTCATTTATCTTCTCTACTTTGGCCTTATTTGAGCCTGTAGCATATATCTTTGAATGTGCAATACCAAGTTCATCAGCAATTTTATACATTCCATCTTTAGAATGTCTAGCACTAATGATATAAACATCTACACCATCAGCAATATATTGTTTAGCTATATCTTGAACACTTGATTTGGTTAACGTATCATCAAAATCAAAACTAATTTTAGATGCAGCTAAATCACCAATAGCAACAGCTTGAGCTAATGCTTTTTTCTTAGCTATTTCATAACTACGTGTTGAATCACAAATATAAGTATATGGATGACCTTGGTCTCCCCATTTGATATAACATTGACCGTTTTTCTTTCCAGTTTTTAATGGCATTTTCTTTTCTTTTAATTAATTGTTATGCTATTATAACCCAAGCACCGTCTTGTCTTCCATAGATGTTACCATCAGATGGTGCATCATCTAGTTTTGTATTGTTTATATCAGCAATAGCATCATTAACACCAGAGATAGAAGCATTTACACTTGATGTAGATGCTTTACCATTCAATGTTGTTTGAAGGTTAGTTACTTGTGAAATAGATATGGTTGAACCAGTTGTCATTTTAGTATCTAATTCAACGTTGATAGCTATGATATCTGCTTCAATTTCGTTGATTGTCTGAGTGAAAGCTGTTGATAATACATATTCGGCCAACGCTGCTGTTAGCATTGTTGTTGTTACTTGACCAGAGAAGCTATTAGCTACTTCAGTAAAGTTAGCGTTTACAGTTTGAAATGCAGTTCTTAATGCATCACCAGTTCCATCATTTGCAACAGTACCTACATTTATATTTGTTAAGTTCATTTTTGTTTTTATTTAATTATTCTTATTATTTTTAATATCAATATGATTATCAAAAGGGTTGGAACACTAACGATAGCATCTTTATTACTTTCAAATCTTTCTTGTTCACCAATTACTCTACTTCCTTGTTGTGCAAACTCAAATGCTGTGCATCCAATGAATACCAAGAATGTTGTAATGAATTGTTGAGCTATCATTGGAACTCCATCAAATGTATATGATAACACAAAATAAGTCGCTAGATAAGCTAAAATACCTAAAGGTATATGCTTGTGCCAGTTTCTTGCTTTTATTGTTTTAAATGAGCTTAAATCGCTTGATATCGATTTGATTAGTGGTAATATATTTAAATCCATTATAATTTGATATTTTGTCTTCTATAACTAAAGTTATTTAAACCTAAAGCTATAATTTTATTATTGCATTCTGAACGTAATCTATCACGCTCATCAATTACTTCTTGTGGGATTGGAATATTATCTAATGATAACTTCTCTATGTGTTTTCTCAATAACTCAGATATTAAACCAGTATAATAATAATCAATTTCTAAAGCTTGTTGAATAAGTTCATCATTATCAATTACATTATACCATTCTTGAGTTTCAAAATTCCAACAATTACCAGTTGGAATTTCTTCAATAATAACTGTTCCTTCAGTTAAATCAATATCTAAGTTGGTGGTGAATAATAATTCACCTGTTATTTCATCTATTATTGCTTTCATTTATATAGTTGTTTTATATTTTGATTTAGTTATTAATACTCTTTCAATATTCATTAAATCACCAGTTCCACCTGTTACTGGTGTAACCGTAAATAATAAATAATTATCAATTGTCGTGTCAAAAGTTATTGTTGATTGGATAACCCCTGATGCTCCTTCTAATGTGTTGGTTTGATTTGATACTTTAAGTGTTGAAG